GAAGCGGAAAAAAATCCCGTTGAAGCGGAAAAAAATCCCGTTGAAGCGGAAAAAAATCCGCCATATATAAATAATATAAATAATAATATAAATAATAATATAAATAACACTATAAAGAAAGATGCTAAAGCATCTAAAGAAAATCCGGACGGATTTTCACAAGCCGATTTTTCAAACGAAGAAAAAACAGTTAAAGCAAGTATTGTTTATGGGTTTACCCCGGAATTGTTGGACGTCAGAAAACAAGTAATTGATAAAGTTGATAATTACTTTGCAAAACTTGTATTCCCATTTGATAGCGATGAATTTAAACGGAACTTTTATATTTTGATGTGTCAACCGAAATGGAGAACGTCGCAAAAGAGTTTTTCAGCGATACAAGAAAACTTAAATGGTTTGAGTAAATACCCGGAAGAATTTGCGCTGATTCTGATAAAAGAAAGCATTTCAAAAGGTTGGGCGGCGTTAGAATATGATCCAACCCCCGAAAAATACGAAAAATGGGAAAAAATGAAACGTTCCGTAAAGACAGAGCAGCAAAGCAGCAAAGAAATTGCGGATATGATGAAGTATTTAAACAATGATTTTGATTGATATGGGAGCAATTGAAAAAAAAGAAAATACGGCGTTAGAAATATATAATACCAAGCCCGGAACAAAAGCCATTGAAGTACGCCGTAGAATGGTGCAATTGCCGGAGGTTGCCAAAGCATTAAACCCAGTTGAAAAATATGTTTTCGCAGCGTCAACAAAAACACCAATTGCGGAAATTGACGATGCAAAATTAGTTGAAAATCTTTCGTTACTGTTTAAGCGTATAGCAATAGACGTTGGTTATATAATACCACAGAATGAAAATGATTGGAATTATATACAATCCCGGTTGTTGGATATTCTGAAACGTTATTACTCAGATATGACGTTGGCTGATATTAAGATGGCTTTTGAATTGGCGACGACCGGAGGGTTAGACGAATATTTGCCGAAAGATAAACAAGGGAATCCGGACAAAAACCATTATCAACAGTTCAACGCCGATTACTTTGCAAAGATTCTGAAAGCATACAAGCAAAAGCAGACAGATGTAATTGACAAAGCATACAAAGCTATACCGGAAAAAAACAATGAAATTTCGCCGGAGCAAATCCGGAGATTTGAGATACAAAGACAATGGCGGAACCGTTATATTTTCCTTTGCTACAAATACACCGGGAAATTAATATTGGGGCTAACTGATGATATGTTTTTGTATGAATGGTTGCAAAAATGCGGGTTAGCTGATGATGTACAAGTTAAAGAGGACGACCGCAAAGAAGCGTTTGCCCGGTATATGCAGCGTGTAGCCCGTGGAATGATAAACCAATATACAGCGTTTCAAATTCGCCGAAAAGTAACCGAAAGCCCGGAAATTGATTTTACGGCGTTTGAGGTTGCCCGGAAAAAAGAGATTATAAAAGCATTTGACCGGATGATTGCCGAGGAAATGCAAGTTGATAACTACATGAAGTTTTGGATATGACATTAAAAGTATTTACAGCATTTAGCGGTTATGATAGTCAATGTATGGCATTAGATAGAATGAAAATTAATTATGAATTGGTAGGATGGTCGGAAATAGATAAATATGCGATAATGGCACATAATGCAATTTATCCACAATATAAGGATAGAAATTTTGGCGATATATCAAAAATAGATTGGGAAAATGTTCCCGATTTTGACTTGTTTACATATTCTTTCCCATGTACTGACATATCAAGCGCAGGGCAACAAAAAGGATTGGAAGAGGGAAGCGGAACAAGAAGCGGGCTTTTATGGGAATGTAAAAAGGCTATTGAATTAAAACGCCCAAAATATCTATTAATGGAAAATGTAAAAGCATTAACACAGAAAAAGTTTTTGCCATATTTGCATAAATGGCACTCTTTTTTAACGGAAATGGGATATACTAATTTTACTCAAATACTAAATTCAAAAAATTTTGGAGTTCCTCAAAATAGAGAACGTGTATTTATGGTTAGTATATTGGGGGATGCGTGGTTTGATTTCCCTAAACCTTTTCAGTCTGATAAAAAATTAAAAGATTTATTGGATGAAAATGTTGATGATAGATATTATTTAAGCCAACGTTGTTTGTCGTCGTTTATAAGAAAAAATGAGATACAAAGAGAAAAAGGGAATGGATTTACATTTAAGCCCACAAATGGGGATTGTATAGCAAAAACAATTCTAACACACCCAAACGATACATTAGATGATAATTATATAATTGAACCATTAGAACCAAATGTTTTAACCCCTAAACGAACCGAATACGGGAAGAAAATGCGTAAAGCATACGAAAATGGAGATTTTAAAGAGAGTAGGCATAATATGACTATATTAGAACCAAGAACAGACGGAATAAGTAATACAATAACAACAGTTCAAAAAGATAATTTATTGTATGAACCTATTAATAATAAATATTTTCGTATTAGAAAACTGACTGAAAAAGAATGTTTTCGTTTAATGAATGTTTCTGATGAAAATATAAATAAAATCCAAAATTCCGGAATAAGTAAAACACAGCAATATAAAATGGCAGGAAATTCTATTGTTGTGAATGTGCTATATTTTATATTTAAGAACTTATTTAAACAATAATCATGGAACTATTTATTGTTTGCTTTATAATTGGCGTAATAGGTTATTTTACAAAAGCGGGAGGTTATATATGGAAAAAAATATAAGAATTTCAGCAGTAGTGGGAATTGACCCGGGAAGCAATGGCGGTATTGTAACATGGCGACCAAATCAAAATATCAAGGCAATACAAATGCCAAAGGATTTAACAGATTTGCGTAATTATTTGGAATATCTGAAAACCATTTGTTCGCCAATTGTCTTTTTGGAAAAATTGAGCGTGCGCCCGGATGATGTAACGCCGGGTGCCGATGGCGTAAATATGGGTAAATTGTACCGAATACAAAAGATGATGGCAAACTTTGAGCAATTGAAAGCAATCATTTCAGTTTGCGACATTCCGTTTGTTATGGTACACCCTATGAAATGGCAAAACGAATTGAAGTTGCGAGCAAAGACGACACGAAAAAAAGAAGAAAAGAACGAGCGAAAACGCAGATACAAAGAGGTTGCCGGGAATTTGTACCCGGAATTGAAACCGACATTGTGGAACGCCGACGCCACGTTGATAATGCACTTTGGACGATACATTTTGCGCAACAACCCCGGTTGGGTGCGTCAGAATTTACCAAGCAACATGCACGAACGTTTGTTTTAGCCACGTAGAGCGATTTTAATTTCAAAATGGATAAAATATACATGGAAGAAGAAAAAACCACGCAAATCGAAAATCCGGGAAAAATAACGTTGGAAGAGTTCGCCGAGTTAATCCGACAATTGCGTCATAATCAACGCAGATATTTTGCCCAACGCAGACCGGAAATATTGGAAACGTGTAAACGTTTAGAAGGTGAAGTTGATGCAGTTATTGCAAAGGTGTTTGATAAACAATTGAAAATGTTTTAAGGTATGCCCGGCATGTAATATTGCCGGGCTTCTTTGTTTTTTTTTGAGAAATAAAAAGAAAAACTTTTGGAGATTAAAATAATATACATATATTTGCAGTGTTGAAAGTTCAACGCACCGACCGGGCGGGTTCCCGGATAAATTATAAAACTATGAAGTTATTAGAGATTCACAAAAACGGTATTAATGCGCATAATAATGAAGTTTCATTTTATGGCATAGATTATCAAACAAAAACATTGATGTTTGATGGAATAGAAAACGTTGAATGTGCAATAGAAATTGCAAAAGAGTTAGGATATAAGATTTCTGAAATACAAATGGTGTTTTGATATGTTTATAGATGAAGTAGGAGCAACCCGGCACGCAATAAGCGACAAAGAGTTGAACGAATTATACAAGCGTTTGGAAAATTTCATTGCTGATTGCACGGTTGAGGAAGCGAAAGAAAGCCGGGACGCATTTGTTAAGGTGCAAACAATGATATACCAAAGAATGAGAGAAACAAAAAAATAATATTAACCGCCGGGGGAAACCCCGGCACAAACCGAGAGCAAAAATGATAGTTAAGAAATTAGAATTGGTAAATTTCCAAGTAATTAAAGAGTTTAACGCAGATTTCGACGGTAACGTTTATTTCATTACCGGAGATAATGAGTTGGGAAAATCAACCGTATTAAAAGCAATTGGGGCTTTGTTGACCGGGAACCGTGACACCGTATTGAAGAACGGAGAAAGCAAAGGTTTTGCAAAAATGATTGTCGGCGACGACGGAGAGGAATACGAGGTTGAATTGAAATTCACAAAAGCAAACCCACGTGGCACGTTATCAATTAAATCAAAGACAACCGGAATGAAAAGTGATAACGTTTCTATGTTGCAAAAGATTTTCGGTTATACAGATTTTGACGCCGTGGAATTTTCCCGTTGGTCGGAAACCGCCGAGGGACGCAGAAAGCAAATTGAGGTTGTAAAGTCTTTGTTGCCGGAAGAAGTAAGAACAAGGATTGCCGAAATTGATACAACCGTTGCCGGGCTTAAAACAGAACGTACCGGAGTAAACCGAGATTTGAAAACCTACAAATCAATATCAGATGCAGCCGGGCAGGGATTGACAACGCAGGATTTGAAAACGTATGCCAAACCAAAGGACATTACGGAACTGATGAAAGAACAAGCCGAAAACGCCCAATTGATAGAAAAAGCAAAAACCGTTCGTTCGGCTTTGGAGCAAAGAAAAAAGCAGTTGGAAGAAATTCCGGAACGTTTAGCAGCGGCAAAAGCGACATACGAAAAAGCCATTGAAGAAGCTAAAAAAGCGATAGAAAGAACTGAAAAACTTTACAAAGAAGCTATTGCACAAATAGAAAGTGAAAAGGCAGATTATGAAGCACGAAAAGCAAATGCCGAAAAATGGTTGGCTAATTATGAAGAAAACAACCCGGAAAAATTAGATACATCCGAGCAGTTGAGAAAAGCCGAGGAATACAACAAAATGGCTGCAAAGGTTGCCGATTATCTTTCAAAGAAAAAACAAGCAGACGACAAAAAAGCAGAAGCGGAAAAGATGGATTCAGAAATTGCGGAATTATCCGCCGAGCGTGAAAAACTTATTTCGTCGGCGAAATTGCCGATTTCCGGGCTTTCGTTTAGCGATGATGGGTTAGTATTAAATGACGTCCCATTTGTCGCCGGAAAGGTTTCAGATTCGCAGATTATGGAAGTTGCCGCAAAACTTATTATTGCCAGCAATCCAACCGTTAAAGTGTTCCGCATAGCGAGGGGCGAAAGTTTGGGCGAAAAGAGATTGCAAGCAATTATTGATATTGCCAAGAAAAACGGGTTCCAAGGATTCATTGAAGAAGTTAAAAGAGGGCAGGACGATTTGATTATTAAGGAATACACAGAAAGCGAGTAATTAACCGGGGCGTCGGTTCCCCGGCGTCCCTTAAACAAAACAATATGGAAGTTAAAGAAATGACAATTGCGGACGTGTTGAAAACACCCGCTTTTTATAATAATCTGAAAGTGGTTATTTCCGATTTGGAAAACACCCGCAGAAAAGCCGGAATGATGGCGGACGCACCATTGAAGCGGCACCCGATAGACCGTTTGCAGGAACGAGGAGTTTTTGAACCGGGACAAATGACCGTTCTTTATGCGTCGGCGATGGATAAAAAATTGCAGGGGTATTCAAGCAGCGAAAGGACGTTTATTTTGAATGTAGGCGGAGAGGCTTTTAATAAGACAATGAAACAATTTGTTGACTAAGAAAAGAAAGACAATGAGGAAAAGAGAGATAACAGCAACGGGAATGATTAATAATAACGGCGGTTTACAAATGTATTTTGGAGAGTTGAACCAATTCTTTGCCATGCACAAAGGAAGCCGAATAATTGCACGTTTTACCGTTGCGTCTCCCGGTTCATCGGAGGCTTTGAAAGGGTATTATTTCAATTATGTTGTTCCAACGTTCCGGTCGGGTATATGGGAAGCCGGGGAGCGTCTGACAGAGGAACAGACGGAACGCCGTTTGCGTGAGTTGTCCCCGGTTATGTATGAGCAGACCCCGGATATTAACACCGGGAAATATGAAACCCGGTTGCGGACAATTGCAGAGTTGAGCAATGCTGAATTAATAGAACATATCGAATTTTTAAAACAACTTGCAAGTGAAGAATATTATATATATATAGCAGACCCAAATGAAATTTGATTATGAAAAAAGTAACATTGAAAGACAGCAAAGGAAATGAGATAAACGACATTATGAAAGATGTTTTGACGTTCGATTGTGAAACAACCGGGTTGCCCCCAAAGGGCGCAAAATGGGACGTTGATTTTGCGGAATTTCCAAATATTGTGCAATTGGCATGGGCGGTAAACGAAAAGGAACGTTCCTACATTATTAAGCCGGAGGGATGGGAAATACCGGAAGCGTCAACAGAAGTTCACGGAATTACAGCAGAGAGAGCAAACGCCGAGGGCGTCCCATTTGCTGATATTATAGACGAATTTTTGGAGGATTGCAAAAAAGCCCGTTTGTTGGTCGGACATAACATTTACTTTGATACGTCAATTGTAAAAGCAATGATATTGCGCATTATGGGTCGTGAATATTACGACGCAAAAGCGGAGGACGCATTGTTTAAGGGCAAACGAATTGATACGATGATGAAAACAATTAAATTTGTTGGCGCATTGTATGCAAACGGACGTCCGGGCAAAAAATATCCGAAATTGGAGGAACTTTACAACAAGTGTTTCCCCGGCGAAACATTCCCGGCGCATGATGCGTTGGAGGACGTGAAAGCCTGCAAACGTTGTATTCCGGTTTTGGTGGAAAATGGTATTATAGAACTGAAACCAAAAGAATATCCGGCGGAACAATTGAAGTTTAACCCGGAACCGGAACCCGCAAAGACCAAAAAGGTAAAAAGGGAAGTTTTAGTTCACGACCCGAAACCGATATTTGCACCGGATGCAGAGCCGGAAAACAAGGTTGCAAAATTGTTAAATGAAACAGACTTTTAAATTATGAACGAAAAAAAAATGTGCATTGATTGCGTGGATTTTCCGGTATGTTGTTTGTCCGGTCGTTGTGCTGATGATGAACCGTGCGAGTATTTCCAAGAAGAAACCGACCCGGAGAAACCGGGAAACAATAAAGATTAAAAATTATGAGCGAAAAAAAACAAAATGTTATGCCGATTCCTACAAAGGAAAAGTTTTCATTATCGAAAGTAAAGTTATTGAAAGATGGCGGGGTAGACGTACATTATGAAGTAACGGAAGTTGTCGGAGATGAGAGTTACACGAACAAATACCATGTATTGAGTGCAAAAGACATACACCCGGATTTGCGTCATTTGTTTAATGATTTGCGCCCGATTATGGGATGTGTATTCAACATAACGTCATTTAAAACCATGATGGCAACGCCGGAGTTTAAAGCAACAAAGGAACAAACAGATATTGCAGCCGCATTTGCGAAAGAATGTTTGGACAATATAGAGGTTAGGGGCGTTTCTTTGTCCGGGCAAGATGATAACGTAGGCGTCGTTTTAACCGGATTGTTTGCCATATCAAACAATCAGAAAACAGCAATCAATACCCCACGAATGAAATATAACGTTGAAACGTTCGGTTTTGAGGAAGAGTTGGAAAACATTGTTTGCGATATTGAAAACGAGGTTTACGAATTTCTGTTTAAGGGCAAAAAGGCGCAAATGGATTTGTTCGGGGCTGATGGGGAACCAAACCCGTTAGTTTACGTAAATGATGCAGACAACGAAAATGAAAATGATATGTTCCCGGAAATGGCAGACCCGGCGGACGATACAGACAATATGTAATGGAGCCAATATTGTTGACCGAGCGTTGCGAATATGAATATTGCGTTGCACGTGGTTACGAACCGTTATTGGATATTCGTAATTTTCGGTTAGATATACGGTTGCGTGTTGAGTTACAACGGGAATTGTTCGGGAATTGCGTTTTAGGACGTGGCGACATTCCCGTTGCCAACCAACGGTTTTTCCGGTGGGTTTGGGAACATAAGCCGCACAGATGCGAGGAATGTTTAAAGCCGTTACGGAATTATTCCGCCGTTTATTGTTCGCATATATTGACCCGTGGAGCGTTTCCCGAAATGGCGCATGATGCAAGAAATATAAATATACTATGTTTTGAACATCATTCATGTTGGGAGAATGGCGACCGTGAGAAAATGCGAATATATCCGGGCAACGTCCGGATTATTGAATTGCTTAAAAACGAATACAGAAGTTTGAAAATATGAGGACGAAAAAAAGAACACCCGATTACGGGGCAATTTCCCGCCGTTCAATCCAAAATGATTTTAAAAGGGTACGAAGGTACCCGGAAAGGGAGAAACGCCCGCAAATCGAAAATCCGCCCGAAATAAATGCAGAAAGACGGGTTTTGTTTGTTAGTGAAAATTCAGCATATTACCGATACCGTTCTTTTTTCGTCGGTAAATTGGTAAGACTAATAAAACAATCAAACGTCGGCGGTTGGATAGTTGGATTTGTTTACGACGACGACCGGAAAGCGATAAATCATGCCGTCGGATGGTCGGATATGAAAAAAGAATATTTGTTGGATGGCGTAAAATTTAAGTAGATGAAAATCAAAAAACAAACCGGATATAAAATTGTATTTTATACGTTCGTGGCGTTAACGGTTGCGTCATACATTTGGACGTTATGGAGTATTGGAAGTTGGATTTTTAAAGCTATATTTCTATGAGTGTAAACAAAGTTATTTTAATGGGTAACGTCGGAAAAGACCCGGAGTATAAAGATTTCGACAACGGCGGTTCGGTTGCGCAATTCACGTTGGCGACAACTGACAGAGCATTTAAAACGGCAAATGGTACAGAAGTACCGGAGCGCACCGAATGGCACAATATTGTTTTGCAAAATGGATTGGCAAAGGTTGCAAAAGAGTATGTAAAAAAGGGCGATAAACTTTATATTGAGGGGAAAATAAGAACCCGCAGTTATGAGGACAACAACGGCGTCAAAAGATACATTACAGAAGTTTACGGGTTTAATATGGAGATGTTGTCGCCAAAGAAAGACGGACAAACAACGCAGCAGGGAGGCGCACCAACACCGCCGCCGCCAATTCCCGACCAAGACAAAGATGATTTGCCATTTTGAGAATGAGGAACGAAATTAAAATTCAAATCCCGGAGGGTTCCCGGCTGATTGGGACACGGACAAAGGGGCGAACGGTTATTGTTTCTTTTGAATACAATAAGGAGGACGCAGCCGTTCCGGAGCCGGAACCGATACGACCAATTTGTTTTGCCCATTACAAGGAACCCGCCGGGAAAGATAAAAAATAAAGTTATGCAGTTTAATAGCAAAGAATATGACCCCGAAAAACACGACCGTTGGCGTGCGTTGACCGTAAAACAGCCATACGCAAATGATTTGGTAACGGAGGCATACAAAGACGAAAACGGCGTTGTTTACGGGCGAAAATCAATTGAAGTTAGAAGCAAAAAAACGTCATACCGTGGCGACGTTCTTATTTGTTCGTCGGCAAAACCGGTTTATCCCGGAATGGAAAGCGGCGTTACTTTGGGATTGGTTGAGTTGTACGACGTGAAGCCGATAAAAGAGTTTACGCCGGAGGATTGGGAAAACACCCGGATTCCAAAGGAAAAGAGGGCAAAAATAACAAAGGGTTTCGGATGGATGATGCGCAACCCAAGACGTGTTGTTGAAATGCCAATTAAGGGGCAATTGGGTATCTATAATCTTGTATATACCAAGGGCGAAATAATACAATACCCCCGGAAAATGGTAATTGACAAAAAGAGTTGGGAACAGATAAAAAAACAGATAGAGAAATGAAAACAATCGGATTCTATATTGGACGTATCGGGTTTTATTTGTATCTGCAAAGTTTGTGGAAGTATAAGTAATTTTATTTGACGCCCGGAGTTATGGTTGAGGGCGTAAAAGGACATAACGTTTATTTAGATATTGAAATTAAATTGCTTTGTTTTTCCGTTGGTTTCCGGCTGATATGGATAAAAACCAAAAGAAATTATTAACTTTGTAATGTAAAATACTAAAAACGTGAGCGATGAAAGAGATAACAAAAATATTGCCATTAAATGAGGCGGCAAAGTTTCAAAAATCCGCAGGCAAATATGATTGCACAATTACGGAATTGGCGGTAATGGGAGCAGGGAAAGCAAGAATTTCAATTTCCGGAACAGAGGAAAATTTGGATTTGTTGGTTAGTTCGATAGAAAATGAGAATAAAGAAACCACAACCGTTTGACCCCGATAGGCAATACAGCCCCGGAGAACGTGCAGTTTACTGGGGTTCTGTTGTAGTTGCTGAAAGATGGACGAAGCTAAAAGAAGAAATTGCAAATGAACCCGGAAATATATACCCAAAATGGCGTTGTAGTCTTTGCGCAATAGATGGAAAAGAATGTTCCAAATTTTGCGACGAATACGGACGAACAGACAACAAAAGAATATATTTCAAAAAAATGAATGGATTAAAAACGTTATTATATAAAAAACAAAAGAGCGATGAAAGAAAGTAAATTAACCCCGTTTGATGTGGAAACAGTTCTGATGGTAAAGAGTGTTACCGGGCATGAACCGGAAATTACCGAAAAGGCAGAATTGTTTGAAATGAGAATGTACGTTGACGACAGAAACGAATATATTGTTGAAGCCGCAATTGATGCGGTTATTGGTCGTTATGGAGGGTGCGAGCCGTGGAACATATAAGGGAAGAAATATTTTTGCGAGGTGCGACGTTCTTTATTGAGTACGAAAAAGGTTTGGAAAATTTGCCAAACGAAGTACGTGCGGATATGAGAGAACCGAACGAGAAAGCCGGATATTTGTATTGCCGCAGATTGTTAGAGGTTAGAGCCGTTCCCGTAACACGTGATAATATCGAAAGACTGATTGATTTTACCGGAGGCGGAACAATGGAGATTCCGAGAACGCCCGGCGGTTTGGCGGTTTATTCATTCCCGACCGAAAACGGCGTAATGTTGGACGTACCGGAGGGAAATTTTATTGTATTGGCACCGGACGGAAAATTTGGCAAAATGGATATGCAAACGTTTATGGCTAATTTTGAAGAAAAAGACGCCAATACCGCCGGATTGACCTTTGACGAAAAGAGATTGTTTGAAAAGATGAATAAACTTTTCGGCAAAAACTTTCAAATGAGATTTTTAAAACTTACAGAGGAATACCACGAATTGTTTGTTGTTGCTGATGATATGTTGGTAAATGGAATAATACCGGAAAACACGTCGGAAATTATAGACGAGTTAGCAGATTTGAACGCCGTATTGTTCCATATTGCAGCATTGTTTGGATATTCCCAAAAAGAATTGCAGGAAATGGCATATACTAAAATTGCAGGACGTGAGAAAAACCCGGAATTTATGCGCAAACACCCACACAACAAACCGGAAAGCCCGGTTTGCGGTAATATGCAGCAGGAAACCGGCGAGGAATACAAACAATTTGAGAACCGTTTTAACAAAAGACTATGACAAACGAAGAAAAAGAAGAATTAAGAAAAAAAAGCGTTGTTCCTTACAAATACGGCGTATCTTTTGGCGGACATGGCACATACATGCGTTTTTTACGCTGATGATAAATTAAACCATTTAGGCAAATGCTTTGAAAAGGGCGAAAAAATGAGATTCAAAAAAGCCGCAAAGTTGACAAAAGAAGCATTTAAAGCCGTCAAGGAAATAACGGAACCATTGTATAATATTACCGACGTTGATAATGCGTGTATTGATAGCGATTATCTTTTGGAAGTTATTCAGTTGGTAATAAACAGAACCGACGAAACCGAGGAAAGCAAAACGGCGATGTTGGAATACATAAAGAAGTTACCACAAATTGAACATATAGAAGTTTAAGCGTATGAAAAAAGATTTTAAACAAGAACTAACCGAACTTATTAATAAGCACGGTTTAGAAAAGGAAATGAGAGATACCCCGGATTTTATTTTGGCACAAGTTTGTATTGATGCAATGGCGGTATTTTCGGAAGCAATCGCCCGCCGTGACGAATGGCACGGATTCAGAAAGGCAGACGAAAAGAGTTCGCAGGATGCAAAACACAATTACCCGGATGATTGCAATATTTGCAAAGACCGTTTTAAATGTGCTGACTTTATGAGAACGCAACCAATTGCAAATCTGATTCAGCGAATGAGAAAGACAAACGACGAAGAAGAAAGAAAGGCGATTTGTGATTTTGTAAAGAACGCATACAAGGCAACGTTGCCAAAGAAATTGGAAGATATTCCGCAGGAAGTAAAAGACGTTGCCGGAGTATTGGAAAAGACATTGGGCGCACGTGTTGAGATACACCGCATAGAGGTACCCGAAAGAAAACGCAGATTCAGAAAGAAGCCAAGAAAGGAGGGCGGAAATGAAACCCGTTGAGTTTCCCGGCGTGAACGTAGTATTTGCGAAAGACCAACCGGAATACGTTCCGTTGCCAGCAATGAAAGTACCAAACGACCCGCAGGGGCTTATAATTACCAAATGGCAGTTATCCCCGGAAGAATTGGAGAGAATAAAAGAAACCGGAACAATACATTTGTCGGTTGCGACGTTTAACCAACCATTGCAACCCGTATTGTTAACCGTGGATTTACCAACAGAAAAATAATAAAGTCATGGATAAAGAAACATACGTAAAGAGAGTTCAAGAATTGAACTATATAAGACAAAAGGCTTTGGAGTACAACGAAAAGGAAAAAGCCAAAGCGGATGAAAGCTACATAAAAGAAAATTGTCCGTTTAAAATTGGGGATAGAGTGAAACAAGGTGAAAATATTGGCACAATTGAAGAAATAAGAGTTGACAATGACGGAAAGTTTGAATATACCATACGAAAGGAAAAGAAAGACGGCACCCCGTCAAAATATGCTTTAAAACCTTTTCATGGTATAGAAATAATGTAGAAAAGGCATAATAAACGCCCCGGAATTATAACCGGGGCTTTGCCGTTTAGGTACCGGAATGAAAGAAAGCCAAAATTAGCCCCGTAGGGCGACGAAAATACAAAAGACAATAAAAGTATCAAGTAACAAACAAAACCAATTTAAAACGAAAATTCCCCGAAAATAACAAGCAAAAGGGAAAGCGACGTTTGAGAGAAAAGCAAAGCGAAAGACTTTGCCGTTATAAAAAGGTTGGATTATAAAAAGGTTGGAAAATGGAAGCAAGTAAAAGACAAAGGGGCGGACGCCCGAAAATGTGCAAAAGGACGAAAGACCAAAGGGAATTTGATTTGTCGTTTTGCTCAAATCTGTTTTTGCGTGGTTACACGTACAAAGAGATTTCCGAAAGACTGAATGAAGAAAACGCCCGGCGTGGGGTCGGTTACACAATCAGTAAACAGATGGTTTATTGGGATATGCAACAATTGCTTATTGAGTGGAAACGTGAGCGTATGGATAATATAGACGATTACGTTACGCAGGAATTGCGAAAGTTGGATAAAATGGAGGTTGAATTGTGGGAGGCGTGGGAACGTTCCAAGACCGGGAAAACGAGAGAGAAAAACAGACAGAACGCAAAGCCCCGTAAAGTTTTGGAGGATGGCGACAACCCGGAATATTACGGGTATGAGGAAACGACAACGGAAACGTCCGCCGGGAACCCCCGGTTTTTGGATTTGCTTTTGAACGTACAACAACGCCGGGCAAAGATGTTGGGATTTGATGCGCCAATTAAAATTGAGATTCCGGGAATAAAAGAAAGCATAAATGGCGATGCACCGAAATACGATGTATCAGCAATCCCGGACGACCTATTGTTTGCGGTCGCCGATAAATTGCAAACAGCAGAATATAAAAAACAATTAGCAGAAAAAGGAGTAATTGACGATGGTACGAACAACAAAGAATAATATCAAGAAAAAAGACGAACCGAAACCCGTACACACGTGCGGGAATTGTGGTTGGGGTAAATATTATTACGACCATTCAAATTTGGATATGGACGGGAACCCAATTTGTTTAAAATGCCCGTTTGTCGAAAATCGCAGTATAATACGTTCGGAAAAAGCGTGCGACAAATGGAAAATGAAACAATAAATTGGTTGTTTTTTAAGATTTCCGGTTTTTAAGTCAGAAAAAATACGGGGGTAAGACAAAAATATATGGTTTATTTTTAAGAATTAAACAAAATGGATAAAGAACAATTACTTAAAATGTACGCCGCACTAAAAAACAATCCCGGGGAATTAGTAAAAGCGGCGTCACGCAATAGGCTGATAAACTTTGCCCGGTATATGCAACCGGATTTAGCATTGGAACCGTTTCACGTCGTTTATTATACGTTGTTGGATAAATTCGCCCACGGCGAAATAAAGAAAATGATTGTGCAAATTCCCCCTCAACATGGTAAGGAAATATCCGATAATCAGATAGTTGCTACCACTAAAGGGATAAAAAAACATGGTGATTTAATTGTAGGGGATTACGTGTTTGGTAGGGATGGAACCCCGGTTAAAGTATTATGGGTGTCAGAAAAAACAAGAAGCGAATATGTCGTTTCTTTTTCTGATGGGGCAAAGATAGAATGTCATGGTAATCACGAATGGACGGTGTATAATAGATTTCGACAGAAAGAGGAAACTATAGAAACGAAACATATGGCATCCTCCACAATATATAATGGAGATGGAAAAAGAGGAAGCCGATATAAATACCAAGTAGATAGCAATGTTTGCGTAATGTTTGATAGTCGGAATGTAGATTTAGACCCATACGTTTTAGGAGCGTGGCTAGGAGATGGGGATAGCTCATGTGGGATTATACACATTGGCAATAATGATGTTGAAATAATAGGGAATAGTACATATAAGTTCAAAGAAAGTAAGGGCACGACAACACGTAAGTTTTACAGCCCAAAATTGAATATTTTACTAAAAAATAATGGACTAATTAAGAATAAACACGTACCGGATATGTATAAATACAATTCAGTTGAAGTTCGCAAGAATGTGATTGCTGGATTAATTGATACAGATGGGTATGTGTATCACAGAAACGGACGTATAACCATATCCAACACAAACAAGCGGATTATAGACGATGCAGCATTTATATTACGCTCATTAGGTCAGTCTGTAGTTGTGTGTGAATTCAAACCTGGGGTTAGTAGTAGCGGAATAGTAGGGAAGAAGATAGTATATCAACTCTGTTTTAATCCTACAATGACTTTCCCGACAAAAGTAAAACGTAAGAAGATAACGAAATTGTCTATAAATAAGAAGCGTGCTATTGTTTCTATTGAACGAAAGGAGGGATTGGGTTATGGTAATTGCATCCAAGTAGATGGGGGTATCTATCTGGTTGGAGATACGTTTATTCCTACGCATAATAGTGAGGGGTCGAGCCGAAAGTTGCCCGCTTTTATGTTAGGATTGAACCCGGACACAAAAATTTGTATTGGTTCGTATGCTGCAACGATTGCGAGAGATTTTAACCGTGATGTTCAAAGAATAATTGATACGCCAAGTTACCGGGAATTGTTCCCGGAAACGTATTTGAACGGTTCCAACGTCGTAACAATGGCTAATACGTATTTACGAAATTCTGACGTCATAGAAATGGTTGGGCGTAAGGGTTTGTTGCGTGTTGTCGGTCGTGGCGGTTCTTTGACGTCAAAAACGGTTGATGTATCTATTTTGGACGACGTTTACAAAGATTATGCCGAGGGCAACAGCCCGATTGTACGTAATGCGGCGTGGAAATGGTACACGACCGTTGTACGTACCCGTTTGCATAATGATTCCCAAGAATTAATTGTGTTTACCCGTTGGCATAATGATGATTTGATTGGACGTATTGAAAAAAGCGGGGAACCCGTAATTGATATTAAAAGTTGGGACGATGTAAAGAACATTCCGGCGGGCGCATGGGTACGCATTAACTTTGAGGGATTGAAAACCGGGGAGCCAACAGAGATTGACCCACGGGAACCGGGGGCGGCGTTATGGGATAGACGACACAGCCGGGCAAAATTGGAGGGACAAAGAGCGTTAGACCCCGTACAATTTCAATGTTTGTATCAAGGCAACCCCGGAAACGCAGAGGGTAAATTGTACCGGAACCCGTTCCGAACATACGTTGACAAATCCGAATGGGGGACGTATGTACGTAGTGGCAATTACACAGACGTTGCAGACGAGGGCGACGACTTTACATTTTCGGCATGTTATGACGTTTACAAATCCGGTAATGAGGCATGGAACGAGCAAAAGAAACGGTTTGAACCGATTCTGTATGCGCTAATTACTGACATGGTATTTACGCAGGAAAACACGGAAATAACAGCCGTTACCGTCCCGGAAATGATAAACAGATGCGGAACGCAAAAAGCATGGATTGAAAGTAACAACGGCGGTTCCGGATTTGAAAAGGTTATAAGAAAAAAACTAAAAGCAGTAACAGAACCATTTTATCAAGGGGCAAACAAGGAAAGCCGAATTATAACAAATTCAGCGATGGTAAATGCACAAATAATAATGCCGATTGGATGGGAACAGCGTTTCCCAAAGATACACGAACATTTGACCGGGTTTTTGCGTGATTTTCCTGCAAATGCCCATGACGACCCGGAGGACGGATTGACCGGAATATACGAAAAAGAGTTGGCGGACGGCGATACACGACCATACAGCCAAGCAACAAGGGGCGTTAAACGTCGTAACTAACAATTTATTCCATATACGCAAGAGTTTAACGGAAAAATATTATAACTTTGCAAAAGATAAATGGGGTAAAGAGTTAGCCCCGGAGATAGTAAAACGAGTTTTAAATATTAAAATTTTAGGATTATGATTTGTAAGTGTCCGGCGGGTACGGCTTTGCCCGATATTCCCGTAAGTAATTGCCCGGAAAGTTTTGGGCAGATTCAGAAAGTAGCATTTCAAAGATTGTACAAAAGCACCGGAGAAAAAAATTCATTTAAAACCGATGCAGGTATTGGAAAAAAAGCGTCGTGGACGTCGTTGTTATCGGCTGACGATGATACAAAGATTGTTATTTCCCCATACATTCAAGCCCCGACAGCAGAAGCAGGCGCAGCAAGAACGTTTGGAGGTGGTAACGAAACATTGGGAGGCGTTGAGGAAATTGTGGGACGTGAGCCAACGCCATTTACCGGGGTTATGCGAAAGTTGCCACAGAAAATTATCAAGGCTTTGAAAGAATTGCAGTGCGAAAGTTGGGGCGACAATTTGGGCGTTTATCTGTTTGACGAAAACGGCGCAATTGGAGCAATTCAAGACGCAACAACAGCAACAACCCATTATCCGATTCCAATACGTTCTTTGTTTATCGGCGATAAAACATTGGGCGGATATGAGGCACCGGATAGCAACAACATTCAATGGGCATTTTTGCCGAATTGGTCGGATGATTTGGCAATTATTGTTCCGGAGGATTTCAACCCGCTAACAGATTTAAAAGCGGCATCATAGCAATAAATGGGTTGGTTATGGGAAAGACGACAAAAGTTTTATTGGTTTGTCCCCAACACAATATGAAACGAGAATTTGAGATAACGCACGCCGAACGTTTGTTGATGATGGGAAATAACGGCGGATGGCAGTTGCCGGAAAACTCAAATTTTGAATTTAGCAAAGATTATGGGATTAGGTATAAACGACATAAAAAAACAGATTACGGAGCAAAAGAAAGGGGCGACGATTAACCGTGCGATTGTACACCAACAGCGCATTAAGTTTCACGCCGAAACCTTTGTTGCGCCGTATATCAGTCAACCGTTAACGGATTTTCTGAATTTCGTTTCAAACCTTATACCCGACGATAAGTTTAAAATTTTCAAAACTCTTTTCCGTTACCCCGTTAAGACCAACGAGGTAACGGGAATTTGCTTTGATAAGTTGAGCCGAATTTTTGACGGTCGTAACCCGGCGTTCAATTATCAGTTTATGGAGAGCGGACAAAGGGACGATTGGGAGTATTATAGACAGAACGTTTTAAGGGAGCCGGAAATTTGGAGTTCTAAAGGGTGGGAATATTTCAAAACCGAAATTAACAGCGTTCTAATTGTGGATTTGCCAACGGAGCAAGACGCCGCCGATAAATACCCCCGTCCGTATTTCTATTGGTTGCCAATTGAGCAGGTAATAACGTTTGATGCAGACCCGGTAACGGGCGTTATGCGATGGATAATTTTCAAGCAGGACGACAAACGTATTGCAGTAATTGACGATGAGAGATACCGGGTATTTACGGAGAAAGACGGGAATATTGGCGATTTGCTGATTGACAGCCCCCACGATTTAGGTTATACCCCCGCCCGTTTCTTTTGGAATGAGGCAATAAGTTTGAGGGAACCCGATGTTAAGGCGTCGCCATTGACCGAGCAGTTGGAAAGCATGGATTGGTATCTGTTTTATCATATATCAAAACGGCATTTGGATATGTACGGTTCATATCCTATTTATTCCGGCTATGAACAAAGTTGCGATTTCAGCAACGCAGAAAATGGCGATTATTGCGACGGCGGGTTTTTGAAAGACAAACAAGGACGTTACAAGTTAGACCAAGCCGGGATATTAGAGCGTTGCCCGAAATGTGGCGACAAACGAATTGCCGGGGTTGGTTCTTTTGTTGAAATACCCGTTCCCGATGGCGACAAACAACCGGATTTGCGCAACCCGGTTCAGATGTTGACCGTTGACCGTAATAGTTTGGATTATAATGTTGCCGAGGAAGAGCGATTGCGCAACAATATTATCACGTCTATTGTCGGAACGAATGAGGAAATAACAACGCGGGACGCATTGAACGAACAACAGATAAAAGCAAATTTTGAGAGCCAAAGCACAATTTTAAACCGGGTAAAGAAAGGATTTGAGGCGGCGCAACAATTCGTTGATGAAACGGTTTGCCGATTGAGGTACGGCAATTTGTTTGTTTCTGCAAAAATCAATTTAGGCACGGAATTTTATATTTACGATGCAATGGAGTTGCGGGAACGTTACAAGTTAGCAAAGGAAACCGGAGCAAGTGAGGCAGAATTGGACGCAATGCAAAACCAAATTATCGAAACGGAGTACCGGAACGACTCGACCCAATTACAACGTATGTTAGTGTTGGCAGAATTGGAGCCGTACCGACATTTAACCCGTGCCGAGGTATTAAATTTATATGGGCAACAGATAATTAGCGAACCGGAATTGCGTGTAAAACTGAATTTTGCTAATTTTGTTCGCAGATTTGAGCGAGAAAATACAAATATTTTGGAATTTGGAACGCAAATACCATTTTCCGAGAAAATAAAAGTAATAACTAATAAATTTTACGAGTATGCAAGTGAGAACAGAGGAGGGGCAAATTAAAGACGTCAATATTTTAGACGTTACCCCGGAAAATTTTATTGTACCAAAGGGCGAGGAAGATTGTTATCATTGCCGAATTGAGGTTAAGAAATTCAACCAAGACACGGGCGAAAGAATTTCAAAACCACGTATGCAGGTTTTCGGCAAAAAGTTCTTTGAATCTTTTGGGTTGCACAATTTGAGAAAGCAGGGTTTTACCGTTGATGTAATGCACGACCCGAACAAATGGTTGCAGGAAAACGAGGCTAAATTGGAGGCAGAAAAACAGAAGAAAGCCGAAGCCGGTGCAAAAGCCAAAGCAGAGGCAGCAGAGGCAGAGAAAAAAGCAATGAAAGAAGCTATGAAAGCCGAAATTCTTGCAGAACTGAAAGCCGAGGGATTGTTGGCAACGGCGGCAAAGCTGGGAAGAAAATCAAAGGAAACACCGGAAGCAAAGCAGGATGCACCGGAAACAAACGAATAAGTTAAACCAAAAAAATATAAAGATATGGCACAGATTGCACAGCAGGACAATTTGATTGTTACAAGTACGAAACCAATTGCGACGATAGACGAAGCCGCAAAAAAGAAATTGAAAGAATGTATTGAAGCCGGAACGATTAACGATGTTATTGTAGTAACACCGGAAACGGGAAAAGTAACAAACAAATCAAAGGTATTGGCATGGTCGAAAGACGTAACAATACCGCAGGCACCAACATATAAGGTTGCGTTGGTAGGTTGCAATACCGGAGAGTTGAGCGTATTTAGTTTGAGTTAATAATAAAAGGGTAATATTATGGCATTAACAAGAGAAATTTTGGTAGCGAATGCGGCTTTGTCCGGTTTGACTGACGAACAGATTAACGCAATTACAACGTTATCACAGAATGACGAAAATAGTGTAATAGCAAAGAAAACCGGGGAAATTTACGGCAATTTGGATGTGGATATTTTGGCAGCGTCCGGAGTTGAGAAAAACGGAACTGAAAAAACATACGATTACGCAAAACGTGTGTTGGGAGATTTTAAGACAAAAGCGGAAAGCGTTACCGGGTTGGAATCACAGATTGCAACATTGACAAAAGAGAAAACCCGTTTGGAAAAAGTAATTGCCGACGGTGGAGCAGATGCAGAAACCGCAAAGCAATTAAAGCAGGCAAAAGCAGATTTGGCAAACGTTACAACTCAATATACAGAGTTGAACAAAAAGTTTGAGGCAGAAAAAGAAAACCACGCCAAAGAGTTGTTCGGCATTAAGATAGACAACGAATTGCAAACAGCGTCCGCAGGGCTTAAATTTAAGGCAGGTTTGCCGGAAAGTGTAACAAAGGTTATTTTGCAGCAGGCTAACGATAAAATCAAGGGAATGAACCCGGAATATATCGACGATGGCAAAGGCGGCAAAATTTTGGCGTTTAAGGACGAAACCGGGGCGATTATGAGAAACCCGAACAATCAGTTAAACCCATTTACGCCGGGCGAGTTGTTAACCCGTGAATTGGACGCAATGGGAATAATTGACAAAGGACGCCAACAGCCGGGAGGCGGAACAATCCCGCCGGGAGGTAGAGGCGCAGGCGGTAGCGTAGTAATTGACGTTGCAGGATGCAAAACACGTGTTGAAGCATACGACGCAATTAGTAACAATCTGATGGCGCAGGGAATGACCGCAGGTTCCAAAGAGTTTGAGGATGCAATGGCGCAAGCATGGAAAGACAACAATATTGCAGCATTGCCGGAGAGATAAAACAACCACGGGTAAAGGGTAAACCCGCATTAATAACAATTTAAAATAAAACATTATGAGTTTGATTGCAACAAGATTACAGAATTGGCGAGTTCAGAACCCGGAATTTGACCGCAATATGACCCGCCCGTGTGAGTATGGCGCATTAGATTTCTTTATTGAGCAAACCAACGCCGCAAATTCCATTATTAACCCAAAGTTGAGGGAAAGGGCGTTTGCCTCAATGGGTAATACCGTGCAAATCCCGGTTATCAATTACGATGGCGATGTTACCGTTGGCAACGTCCGTTCATGTGTAATTGAGGACGACGAAAATACGTCCGCACTTTATACCGTTGTGTGGGCAACATACACAATCGGTTTTACTATGGTTCCGGCGGCTTATACGAACAATGAAATTTCGTATGAACACGACTTTTACCGTAAAATGGAAAAATATACACGTGCGTTGGCTGATGCGTTAGACAAAGGCGCAATTGCAGCGTTGGAAGCACAGAAAACGCAGATATTGAAAGACAAATTGAATTATGACTTTTCCGATAACGTTATCAAGGTTAAAAAGGAAATGGCAACCGAAATTTTGGGCGACATTGACCCAATTATGAGAGCCAATTGTTACCCACGTATGCCGCATATCGTTTGCAACGCCGGAATCGAAAGTTTGGTTCGCAAGTTGGCGCAGCATGGAGCGACAAACGACGTAAACAAACAGTTGGAATACGCCGGAAAGAAATTCCATTACACAAACAACGTGACAAACGAAGTAAGCCAAAATGGAACATTCCTTGCTGTTGAAGATGGTAACGTTGGCGTGTTAACCCGTGTTGACCGTGAAGCATTGCGCCGTACACGTGCCAATTTCCATGAATGGGATGTTGTACGTTTGCCGATGATTGATTTGCCAGTTGGTTCACATTACTATACTTCGGTTGGCGACCAAAGTGCAACAGTAGGAGCAGCAACAGAGGATTTGACTTGCGCCGTTAAGGAGTATTTCGGATTTAGTGTTGATGTTGCCTTTTTGGTTGCTTATAACAGTGACCCAACAAAGGTTGCAAATCCGATTATCAAAGCGCAGATTGCAGCACGTGACCAAAACGAACCTTTGGGTATGCCTGTTTATGTAACTAACGCCGCAGCATTTCCCGGCGCATAACATAAGGTAAAAGGATCGTATAACCGGGGGCGGGGTTTTCCCCCGTCCCTTTTTTTATTGCATTATGTATCGAATAAAAGACATACAAGCAACATTATTGAACGTTGTCGGATGGGAGCAATCATACAATCCGCAAACATATATTGATGAACGTTTGACTAAAACGGAAAGCGGGTTGTACTTTCAAGGTGCGCACCCGCTTTTGACGTTAGACAATATGCGTTCGATAATGCCGGATGATTGGGGCTTACAATACCCGGATTGGAACGGGATAGCACAATATAAGGCAGGTAATAAAGTCAAGCATAACGGTAATTATAGTATTGCAAAAGTTGATAATACCGGGCAAGAACCAACAGAGGAAGAAACCCCATATTGGCGACCATACGATATATTTTCCGATTTTTTGGAAAGACTGACATTAAACGGAATTGCAACCGTTGTTCAGACTTTTACACAGATTAAGCAGTTGGAAAAGGAAACCCGCAATTTATTGGAAAGAAAAACGTTTTTTGATGGTTCCGGCAGAATCCGGGCTACAATTCAAAATACCCATAAATTAGTAGGATTTGAAATTGTTCCGGTTCGTAGTATGGGGGTAACAACCAAAATTGAGAAAATCGGGCTACAAATGACCGGAGCGACCGGAAAGGTAAGAATGTATTTATTTCATTCGTCGCAGATTGACCCGGTAAAAACATTCGATTTGGATTTTACCGTTACAAATGGCGGCTTTCAATGGTTCCCGTTGACCGATTGTTATTTGCCGTATATCAGCGACGCAAACAACGCCGGGGGTTCATGGTTTCTTTGCTATAATCAAGACGAATTACCCGCCGGGATGGAAGCAATAAACGTATCTAAGGATTGGAGCCGGGAGTCGTGCGGAACGTGCAACATTGGTTCCGTCGAAACATGGCGAGAAATGATAAAGTATTTGCAGGTTTCCCCATTTAAGGTTGACGCCCCGGAAACATTCGAGCAATACCCGGAATTATGGGACGTGGCTTATACTATGTACACAAATACCCACAATTACGGGCTAAATTGCGAAATAACGGTTGGTTGCGATTTGACCGACTTTATTATTTCGCAACGGCAGGTGTTCCAAACCGTTATTCAAAGGCAGGTTGCGGCAATAGGTTTGCGAACGTTAGCAATGAATCCCAACGTTAGGGTTAACCGCAATCAGTCAAATGCAAGCCGCACCGATATTCTGTATGAGTTGGACGGCAATACGTCCGGGGTTCGTCCCGGCGGGTTGGGTTATGACCTTAAAAAAGCGTATGAGGCTTTGCGGTTAGATACGCAAGGATTAGACCGCATTTGTTTGAGTTGTAACAATCATGGCGTTAGGTACAGAACTGTTTAATATATAATTTCAAATGAAAGTTGTATATAATTTTAAAGAATAATTGTAAATGGGAAAAATTGACGACTTATTAAAACGGGTCGTTAAGTTCAACGATGAATTAACGTCCGGGCGGTTAGTGCAAAAAATAATATGGGACAACGAGGCGTATATAATAGATATGAACGCCGAGGAACAATTGTTTGAACAAGGCGTTAACCGTTTGGGCGTTTCAATCATGGATTACGCCCCGTATAGCCCGGTAACAATTGCAATCAAAGAGGCAAAGGGACAGCCTACAAACCGGGTAACGTTAAGGGATGAGGGCGATTTTCAAAGTAGCTTTTATTTGGAAGTTGGCGACAAACAATTTGAAATTAAGGCGGCGGATTGGAAAACCGAGGAATTAATAAAAAAGTATGGACGCCAAATTTTAGGTTTAACGGACGAAAATATTAAAATCCTTATATGGCATTATATTTTCCCGGATTTAATAACAGAGGCAAAAAAAACGATATATGGCAGCGAATAACAAAGCCCCGGTAATTGCGAACCCGGAATTATTAGACCGTATTATTGGAAATATACAAACCGGATTGGTTGATAATTTACCGTGGTTGGACAAAGCATTTGGACGGGCTGAAAGACTTGTTAAATATGACGGGAACCGGAAATGTTATTTTACCCCGTGCGTTTATGTAGGGCGAAACGATTATATAGAAGTAACCCCGGATGCAAATATTGGGAATTTTTCGTTTTTTTGGATTGACGACCCGCAGGACGTTAGTTGGGAATCCGGCGTTTCAATAGGGCTAAAAACCTCGTTTTCCCTTATCTTTTGGTTTGATTTCCGGAAGATATTCAACGATGCGAGCGACCGGAACAAAGAAGCAGTTAAGCGGCAAATATTGGACGTGTTGAACGGAGGCTTTTGGCTGAAACATGGGCGTTTGAAAATAACAAAGGTTTATGAGTTGGCGGAAAATATTTACCGGGGTTTTTCTTTGGACGAAATAGACAACCAATTTTTAATGCACCCGTACGGCGGGTTCCGGTTCTATGGAGAATTAAGTATTGGAGAATCATGTAAATTGTAAGATTATGAAAGAATTTATTTTTTACGTTATATTGGTCGCAATGTTGGCGGCTTTTGTGCTTACATTATTGCGCAAATGGGGCGTTATTGAATGGGTACAAGTTCACGGGAACGATTTCTTTGCAAAGATGTTTAGTTGCGATTTCTGTTTGTCGTGGTGGGCGGGCGTTATTTTGTCCGTTCTTATGCTGATTATGTCCGGGAACCCCGTATTATTGGGCGTTCCCTTTTGTAGTACAATGATAACACGTAAATTGTTATGAGAACCGTTGATATTAAGGGAAAGAAAGTTGAGTTGTACGATGCAATCGAGGATTTACCGATTCTAAGATTTCATAAATACAACAAAATGTTGTTAGTTGACGCCGGGATTGGTTCAGATTTGGCGGATTTCGATAAACATATTGAAAAGACGATAAGATATGCACACAGCAAAACCCCGCAGTTGGCGACGGTTGAGTTAGAGAATATGCGCCAAAATGTGTATTTCATACAATCCGAGATTTCGCCCCGGTATTTATCTTTTGCGGTTTTAGTAAAGAGCATTGACGGGAACCCGTGCAATGATTTATCAGACGACGGATTGCAAAAGATAGTTGATTTGTTCGCCGATGTTCCGAACGCAGAATTAACCGCCCATTTGGAAGCGGTTAAAAAAAAAATAGATGAAGAATTGCGGTTGTATTTTCCCCGGATATTTGATGATGCAGCATTAAAAGAGTATTTCGACCAACTGAAAGAAAGAACGGTTATTTTATTGCGCACAATCATAGCCGGGGAAGCAACCGAAACGGATGCAAAAAGAATTGACGAAATTACAGCAGAGTTGATAACGTATTTCAATCCGCAATCATTTTCGGGAGCCGACAGCGTAGAAATACGATACGACAAACAATTTGAAAATATGTGTTTGATATTGTCGCAGAATTTGCACGTTGACCCGAAAAGATTTACCGTATTGGAATATTACAACGCATTTGAGTATGTAAAAGAACAAGCGAGAAAAGCCCAAAAACAGAAAAACGTAAAATAAAGCGATTTCCGGCGTTATTTCCCGGCAGATAATAAAATATACGTTTGAGAAAAGAAAATCGAAATACGGGGGAAATTTCCCGAAAATAACTTTAAATAATAGTTGCTATGGCAGATAATAATCCGATAAAGTATAAAGATTTAATCAGCCCGGATAATTCAATTGAGGAACTGATAAAACAATTGACCGAGTTAAAAGACACATATACGGACGCATTGGCAAGTATCAAAGCCGAGGCGATTCAATTGGCGGCTACATTGCAAAAGGTTTCCGGAGCCACGGAGGACGGGCGGAAAAAGACAAAGAAAGCCGCCGACGACGCCGACCGTTTGGCACGTGCGCAAAAAGAATTGGCGTTTGCTGAAAGCGACGCCGCCAAAAAATTAGCGGAGTTGAATTTGGCAAAGCAGGAAGCAAACCAAATAAATAAATTGATTATCAAAATAAATCAATCCGCCGAGGGTAGTTATAACCGTTTATCGGCGCAATATTCATTGAATAAGATTTATTTAAACAACATGACTAAAGCCGAACGGGAAAACACCGAGGAGGGGCGAAAGTTAGTTGAACAGACCAAAGAAATATACGAAGAAATGAAACGGTTGCAGGAGGCAACCGGAAAATTTCAATTGAACGTCGGAAATTATACGGAGGCGTCCGACGCAATTATTGCGTATGGCGACAAACTAAAAGAAACGTTAGGTTTAAATAGCGCATTTGGCGAAAGTCTTTTGGCGTTAGGACGTGGCGGGGCTGAAAGTAAAGCAGTTTTTACAGCTATTGGCGACGGGGCAAAAGCATTGGGAAAAACTTTGTTGGGATTACTTTCAAACCCGGTATTTTTGGCGATTGCCGGAATTGCGGCGGCGGGTGCGGCGTTCAAATGGTGGTACGATTATAACGCCGGGTTAGTTGAGGCAACGAGATTGACGCAACAATTTACCGGGAAAAGTGGCGATGATTTGAAAGCGTTTAGAAATGAGGTGCAAGCCGTCGCCGATTCATTCAACGCAGATTTCCGGGAAACATTGATTGCAACAAACGCATTATCAAAACAATTTGGTATTTCTGCAAATGAGGCATTGCAATTGGTTAAGGATGGGTTTTTAGCCGGAGGCGATGCGAACGGGGAATTTTTAGACACGTTGAAAGAATACCCGGCATATTTCAAAGAGGCGGGAATATCAGCAGACCAATTTGTTGCAATTGTTACCCAAACAAACAAAATGGGTATCTTTTCAGACAAAGGCGTTGACGCAATTAAGGAGGCAAATTTGCGTTTGCGTGAAATGACGACGGCGACGGCGGCGGCTTTGGACGGTATCGGTATTTCGTCGGAACAAGTTCAAAAAGATTTGCAGACCGGAACCAAAACAACGTTCGATGTTATACAAGACGTTTCCGCAAAATTGGCAGAATTGCCGGATAATGCGGCAACGGTCGGGGCTGCAATTGCAGATATATTCGGGGGGCCCGGAGAGGACGCCGGATTGCAGTATTTGCGCACGTTGAAAGATATTTCAACAAACATGGATGAAGTAAAAGGGAAAGCCGGAGTTTTGGCACAATTGCAGGAGGAACAATTGCAAAGCCAAATTGAGTTGCAAAACGCATTATCCGGGTTGTTTGACGCAACCGGAGGAAATTTTGAAACGTTGACAACGCAGGCAAAAGTTTTTGTTAACCAAGGATTGACGGCGATAATAAAAGGGGTTATTGATGTTATCAATTACTTTATTGAATTATATAATGAAAGTGTTTTGATACGTGCAATTTGGAATGGGATTGTTGCCGGATTCAAAACAACGTTTGATACGTTGGGAAATTTGTTTGGATTCTTTATTGATATAGTCAAAGCAACCGGAACCGCATTAAAGGGAGCGTTTACGTTGGATTTTGACGACGTAAAAAAAGGATTGGCAGATTATGCAGCAGCGTACGGGAATTTGGTTAAAGCCCAAGTTAAAGACATAACAGAAAATTTCCAAGAGGGTTTAGAGGGTATGCAGAAGAAAATAAAACCGTTAACAATCCCGGTTTCTGTTGGAGATACCCCGACGCCACAAACAGAAAATAAGCCCGTAACGACACAGAACCCAACCGTAACGCCAAGGGGTAAAAGCGATGCGGAAAAGGCAGCAGAACAGCAAGCAAAACAAATTGAGGCGGCATACAAAAAGAATTTGGAAGCAACCCGAAAATTGCAGGATGCACAATTGCAGTTGGAAACCGACGAATGGGCAAAGCGTCGCCAACAAACGCAATATCAGTATTCCCGCCAAATTGAGGATTTACAACACCAATTGCAGACCGAAAAGGATTTGAACGAAACCGGCCGCCAAGCGATAAACGCCACAATTACGGCGTTGGAACAGCAACAAACCGAGGCATTATTGAAAATCGAACAAGACCGACAATTGCAGGAATTGGCGTTGCAGAAAGAAAGCATTGAATTACGTTTGCAAGCAGTCAAAGAGGGAAGCGAGCAGGAAAGACAATTGCGGATGCAGTTGTTGGAAAACGAAAGACAAACCGCATTATTACAGAACCAACAGAAACCGACCGGGCAACAGCAGGACGCCGCGGCGATTAATGCAAGTTTTGACGCAAAGGGAGCCGGAATTGCGGACGAATATTTGCAAGCGCAATTACAGATATTCGACCAACAACAAGCGTTGGCACAATCGGAGTTTGATTTGTTGAGAAATTCAGAAGCCCGGAAAACTCAATTCCGTTTGCAAGCAGAAAAGGAACGTTTGCAAAAGGTTTTAGAATTAAATCAGCAAGCCGCCAATAAATTGTCTGATGTTGAGGTACAAACAATTCAAAACACTATTAAAAAAATAGACCAAGAAATTGAGCAATCCAAAGGGGAGGAACGAGGAACAGACATTTACGGTTTGTTTGGGCTTAATTTGGACGACGACCAAAAAGAGGCAATTAATACGTCTATGCAATACGCATTGGATGCGTTAAATACATTCACGGCGGCACGTGTTGCCGCAGCAGATGCAGCCGTTGAGCAAGCGGATAAAGAGGTTTCCGCCGCACAATCGGCGTTGGATGCAGAATTGGAAGCAAGGGCAAACGGGTACGCCAATAATGTTGTACAAGCGCAAAAGGAGTTGGATTTAGCAAAGAAAAACCAAGAAAAAGCGTTGAAAGAACAACAGAAAGCGCAAAAACAGCAGGCAGCAATACAAACATTGCAGCAAATCGGAAACATGGTAACAGCAACGGCGCTGATATGGTCGCAATTAGGTTTCCCGTTTGCAATACCTGCAATTGCCGTAATGTGGGCGAGTTTTGCAGCGTCTAAAATCAAGGCGGCGCAATTGGCAAAACAGACCGGAGGAACCGGAGGAACGGAAACATACGGCGACGGTACCGTTGAACTTTTGGAGGGCGGTTCCCACCAATCCGGCGACGACGTGGATTTAGGAACCAAACCGGATGGAACCCGGAGGCGTGCCGAGGGCGGGGAATTTTTCGCCGTTATCAATAAACGTAATTCCCGCCGTTTCCGTCGTTTAATCCCGGACGTAATAAATAGTTTGAACCGGGGAACATTCCCCCAAAAGTACCTTAATGCCTACAATACCGACGGCGTTAATGTAACGGTTCAACAAAATAACGCACCGGATTTGCGGGATTTAAAAGACGATGTAAGGGAGATTAAGGAACAAAACCGCCGCCGTCGTTACGTCGATGGCAACGGCAATGTTATTGAGGTTTACAAGAATTTGACACGTAAAATTAAAAATTGATATGAACCCGATTTATAGACATTCATTTGTAAATGCGTTTCTAGCAAGTGGGGCGATAAATAGCAGTACTGGAAATATAGAAGGAAATAATATAACTTATTATTATACACGTACATTTATTTCAATCCGTGATGTATATCCCCGGAAATTATATCAAAATTTCACCCCGGAAATGGGGGGTGTATTTTATGATAGTAATAAAAAAGTAATTGGCGGTTGGGGAAGTAACCCACCCGCTAATAATACGGAATTTGATATACCTAATAATGCCGTATATATCCGATTAAATATAAGAAAATCAGAATACGCAAACGGAACGGCATGGTTAAGATTGGGAACATTGGACGCCCCGAACGTCTTACAAGGTCAAACCGTGCATCCGATTTATAAGGACGATTTGGCAAAGGAGTATGAATTAGAAACCAACCAACGGTTTTATCGTGCCAAGTTATCCGGCAAAATAACCTTTGTCCGGGACGATTACGACTATATTAATAACCAATCGTTCGACAATGAATTTTTGTATTGCATTGAAAAGAGCGATGACGGCGGGCGCACGTGGTATCAATACTTTCAAGGCAAGTTTATGAAAACCGATTGCACGTTTACCGATTACGATAAAAAGGTTGTTGTACAACCGGACGCAATCGACGATTATAACGACGTGTTGGCGGGGTTGGAAAAGGAATACAATTTAATAACGTTAGCCCCGACAATACAACGGATAACGATAAACAAGCGTCCATTAATTCAAATATACGTTCCGGGCGATAGTGTCGTTTCTTGTTTTTTGGGCGGTACGAATTGGGAGCAAGACGCAAACGCCACGACCGACCAAAACGCATTGATACAAACCTATCATTTTGCTTTGTGCAATATATTGAAAGAAATACAAATTACGTCCAACGGTTCCCCGGCGGTAATATCCGGGCTTTATACCGGACGAATGGCAACGGGTGCAAGTGCGGACGCATTCGAGGGGAAATTATACCCGGAATTGAATGTTAATTATTATATCTATATTTCACAACAACGAATAAACGGGGGATTGCCGTTTGGTATTGCTGTAGTTGAAATACGGAAACAATCCGACGATACGGTAATGTTTCGTTATCAAAAGGTAACGCAGGAACCGTTTGATACGTTGGAATTTGATTTAACCGCCGTTGAGGGTTCCGGGGCAACCGGAACAATGCACGCCGATATGAAAAGTTATAATATATATGCCCGGTATTTGTGCGACGTGGAGAAAATCGACGACCTTAATACATATCCATTGCCCGCCGATGATATAGTTGATAATAACCGTAATTATAGGCGTGCGATTGGTTACGCAATCGACGTGGCGTTTATTTCAAACAACTTTTCAGACACCCCGACCGAGTGGGGATTAGCGGACAACGGAAAGTATTTTGCGCCGCCCTATTCCATTTTCGGACAAACGTTTTATCCAATCGCCCGGTCAACGTGGCGTTATGCGTCGTTATGGTTTGGATTTTATTTGATGGATTGGATATTAGAGGAAAAAGCCCGAAAAGAATATACTTTGCGGGATGCGTTCCCGGTTGCGTCTTGTATATCTGTTTTGCTCAATCAAATTGCACCCGGAATTACGCATGAAGCCACGGCGGAATATAGCCAATTTTTATACGGGGGAAACAATCCAATATCCGGGTTGAATTTCCGGTTGCTTGTATCGCAGAAAACGAACATTATAAACGGCGAATATCAGCAACCCGCACAAAAAGCCCCGACGACCTTACAACAATTTACCAATATGTTACGGGATTGTTTCAAATGTTATTGGTTTATTGAGGACGGCAAATTTAAAATTGAACATATCCAATATTTCCGCAATGGCGGTTCCTATTCCGGCGGGGTTGTGTTAAGCCACGATTTAACAAAGGAATTGAATTTGCGCAACGGGAAACCGTGGGCGTTCAATACGTCGGAATATTCGTTTGATAAGGTTGATTTGCCGGAACGTTACCAATTTAAGTGGATGGACGACGTTACGGCGGCATTTGAGGGTTTGCCGATACAGGTAATTAGCAAGTATGTAACGCCCGGAAAGGTTGAGGAAATTAATATATCAAATTTCACGTCCGATATTGATATGATGTTGTTAAACCCCGGCAACATAAGTTCCGACGGGTTCGCCTTGTTTGCCGCCGTTCCGCCAACGTCCGGGTCGCAATGGATATTGCCATTTACCCGCCAAACAATGAACAGCGTCGAATACTTTTTGCAAAACGGATATTTGGCGTTTATCAATTTGCAATCCCCGTATTGGATGTATGATTTACCCGCCCGTCGTGTATCAATAAACGGTTCCGAGGTTTACGCATACGGTATTGAGAGAAAGAAGAAACAAACGTTTAGTTTTCCGGCAAATGACGACCCCAACCCGATGCAACTAATAAAAACGTATATCGGTAACGGTCAAGTTGATAAATTAAGCGTAAATTTGTGTAGTCGTTCAATTAAAACAACTTTGAAGTATGACACCGAATAATAATTTGTCCGTATTGCCGTTTTACGAGGGCGTGCAATACCAAGATTATAAAAAATCGTATGCGTATGGCGACGTTTACCCGTTGTTTACGCCTATCAATAAACTATTGCCGTTTCAAATCATACGCCCGACCCGTTCAAATAACATTGTATCGGTTCGGTTGTATGATTATAAATTTACCCGGATATTGGCGGATATAACAACGCCGATGTTGGAAACCGGATTGCAGATTGTCCGGTTTGCAAATTACGGTTATGATGTTATTGTTTACCCCGGTTTGTTGCCGATGGCTTTAGATTTCCCGGAGGGGCGTTATATGATTGGAATTAACGACGGCGTACAATGGTATTATTCCGATGTATTTACGTGGATTTCCGGCGGAATGGACGGTTATTTGTGCGTTGAATGGAGCGACGCCGCCAATATGGAGGTTGACGGCGGGCAAATCGTTTACGAGGGCGTGCAATTCAAAAACCGGGTTTACGTATGTTCGGAGTTGGGAAAGCCGGAATACAAGTTTGAGGAAGAGGGCGAAGAACGGGACGGGTATTTTTTCCCGGAAAAACAAATATCGGAAAAAACGTTTCGGTTTATCTTTTTAGCCCCCGAATACCTTTGCGACGTAATGCGGTTAATCCGTATGAGTGATTTTGTAACTGTATATAGTCAAGGCAGGAAATACGATTGCGACACGTTTTTAATTACCCCCAAATGGCAAACGCAAGGGAATTTAGCATCCGTTGAATGTGAATTTGAATGCACAACCGTGGTTAAGAAAATCGGACGGGGATACACCCCAACGAGCCGGGGCGATTTCAATAACGATTTCAATAACGATTTCAACAATAATCAGTAACTTTTTACTTTTGAGATATGGCAAATTATACCGATTTGAAAGCCGCAATTGTCGCCGTAATTAAGGCGAACGGCAACAACGAAATTACGGGAACGATTTTGCAAAGTACATTACTTTCAATCGTTAATTCCGTGGGGGCAAACGCAACGTTTAAGGGCATTGCAAATAGTACAACCAATCCGGGGACGCCCGACCAAAACGTTTTTTATATAGCGGGGACGCCCGGAGAGTATGCAAATTTTGGGTTGACGGTTCCCGCCGGGTTCAATATCATATCCAATAATTCGGCGGGGGCGTGGGTATTAACAACCGTGTCGCAATTCCCCGTCGATTATTACGGTAACAAGTATTTGGCGAAAGGGGATATTGACCGCACCGGGTACAATGTAGCGTCAATTAATGATTTCAAAAAGGGGTATTATTTCAATTGGACGAATTACAGTTTAGCAACAAATCCGTCTTATTGGATGTCGCCGTATTACCCCGTTGTTGCCGGGTCAACGTACCGGATAAATGCACAACAAATAATTTGGTTCGATGCAAATTATAATATGTTGGGTTCGGAATTAGCGTTGGGCGGTACGGTTAGAGTGGTAACAGCCCCGGAAAATGCGGCGTATATCATTTTGAACGTAAGCACAGACGCCCCGTTGTTGATGCCGGGCGACGCTTTGGATATTTCCAATTATAGCGGAACCCGTCGTTTTTATCGCACGTTGGCGGAAACGTCCCGGTTAGATTTATTCCCGCTTTGGCAGGAAATACCGTTGTCGGAGACGTTGGTCGCTTTGGGTTTGAACCGTTTTTTGATTAACGGTTATATCAACATGGAATACGACCCGGCAAAATGGTATTCGCTTTCCATAATAAGACCAACGGTGCATACAATTGGATTGTTTCGTTATAATGCTAACCCCGATTTTCTTGCGGGTACGGGAGAATTGGAAGGACTCGCAACATTTACCGGAGCGCAAATTGCAGGGTCGAAATATTGGTTGATGAAAGTAGCAACCGGAGTTGCGGAGGGTTCGTGGCTTATTGTTGATTGGGACGCAATCCAACAGGAAACCCCGGCGGAGATTACTAATTTATACGGGTTCGACGGTTGGGCGTTAACCCCTAAAATCTTTGCGGGCGGTATTTGGTCGCAATTCCCCGGTTTGGATATTACCCAAACAATCGCCACAATGCAAGCACAAATCGCAAATATAAACGTCGGTTGGAATAGCGTTTTTGATAATTCGCATCAATTAGACAATGCGCAAGAATGGGAAACGGACAATTTTACCAATAAAAATGTGTCGTCCACGTTTAGCGGTTGGGGTTGTCATATCGGGGTACGCAAAAACTTTAACGCCGCCGAGGTATGTGTAATTAACCGAGGAGCCGACCCGATTACGCAATTGAGGGTCGCAATATTCGATACGGACTATGACGGCACAAAGTTAGCCGACGTCACAGTTGACGTAAGCGTTGCGCCCGGCGAAACAAAGTATATCGCCGTTCCGTTCGGTCAAACAATCGCCAACGCTGACGGTAAGGTTTTGTTTTTAATGTATTGGTGCAACCAATATGTAATCCGCCGAGGGTACAACGGAACGTATCCATATTTACCGGATAATGGATACCAATTTGACAGATACTCCACAAATGGAAATATGACGGAAACGTACGCCGTATCAGTGGGCGGAGCCCCGTTTTATTTCCGTGTCGGGATTATAAAAAATAATTACGTATTGAACGACGACCAAATAGCGGATATTGCAAGCCGTATCGGGGTAACGCCGCCCGACCCGGTAAATATCAGTTTGCCAGATACGATAAACGCCATTGTCGGGGATACCTTGCAATTGTTTTTCCGTGGAATGATACAAGCGGTTGACCCTTACAAATACGATATATTGGTTACGTGTTCAAAGGGCAACAAATACCCCCGTTATTTCCAATATACGCCGACCGTGGCGGACGTGGGAACAACGACTTTTACCGTTACCGTTAAGGACGACGACCGTAACGTTTTGGCGTCGAAAACGTGCCAATTGGTTACACGTAACGTCGTGCAATCCCCGGCGGCAAATCTTAACGTCGCTTGTTTCGGGGATAGCCTTACGGCGGCGGGTACATGGTGCGCCGAGGCTAACAGGCGATTGACCGGAACCGGAGGAACCCCGGCGGGGAAAGCGTTAACCAATATTGCCTTTGTCGGTTCCAAACAGAACGGGACAACGGGATATTTCGGCGTTGGCGGTTGGACGTGGGAAAGTTATACACAGCAAGGGCGACCCGCATACAGGTTCCAAGTAACGGGCGTAACGTCGTTATCAGTTGGGGCGGTATATACCAACAACGGGAATACGTTTACCGTTATGGAGGTCAATGTTACAGGCGGTACGGGTAATATCCTTTGTTCTGTTACAGCGTTGACGCCCGCACCGTCCGCAAGTGGTACGCTAACCAAGTCAAGCGGAACCGGGGACGCAACGATTACTTATACAAGTGTTGCGCGGGATACGCAAAACCCGCTTTGGGATTGGGATAACAACAAAATGTCGTTCATACCTTACGCCAACGCCGTTGCCGGGGGTAAAATAGACGTTGTTTATACGCTGTTATCGTGGAACGAACAAACGCCCGGTCGTACTGATTTTACAAACGTGTTGAACCAAATAAAAATATTTGCCGACACGTTACACGCCGAGTTCCCAAACGCCAAATTAAAAATTATGGGGGTTCAGGTTCCGAGCGTCCGGGGCGGTATGGGTGCGAATTATGGCGCAACCGGAACGTCTTACGCCGACGGTTACGGTATGGTTGTTACGGCATTGAACCAAAACGACGCATACCAAGAATTTGCGAACCGCCCGGAATATTCCGGTTTTGTGGAGTTTGTGAACGTATCTGCCGAGTTCGACACCGAATATAATATGCCGCACGCCGAACGTGCCGTTAATACCCGAAATACCGAGGTTACTGAATGGGTCGATACGAACGGCGTACACCCCAACAACAACGGGTATTTATCAATTGGCGATGTTTGTTACCGCAATTTCGTTGCGAATTTTTGCCAATAACCATTAACCAAAGGGAGGACGGGAAACCGCCCGCCCTATTTCATTTATGAATATGCAAGAACGTAACATTATCAACGGAACAACCACGGCGGTTGACAACCGCACGGAATTTATGTTGTGCGAGATTATAAAGCAATAACCAAAACGGGGGCGGTTTACCGCCGCCCCTTAACTCTTTATTTATGGACGATATGGATAAAATTTTTAGTTGGGAACAATGGCGTATGATATTCGCCACGACCGCAAGCCCGTTACTTGCATATCTGACCCCGACGGCGGGGTTTATGTATGCGTTAGTTATTATGTTTGCGTTCAACATTTGGGCGGGAATGAGGGCGGACGGCGTGGCGATAAGGAATTGCAAACGCTTTTCGTTCCATAAGTTTAAGAACGCATTGGCGGAATTGCTTTTGTACGTCGTTATTATACACGTCATTTATTCCGTTATGTTGCAATGTGGCGACGACGGGGCGGCAATGATTGTTATTAAGTCGCTTACATACGTGTTCATGTATGTATATTTGCAAAATGCGTTTCGCAACTTAATTAAGGCATACCCGAAGAAAATAGCCTTACGGATAATATACCATGTTATCCGGTTGGAGTTTACACGGGTATTGCCGGGATATTGGCAACCGATAATTGAGAGATACCAACGGGAACACGATAGCGATATTATTAACGATAAAGAAAAGGAGGTAAGAAAATGAAACCTATTGTTATTTTAGACAACGGACACGGCGAAGAAACCGCCGGGAAACGTTCCCCGGTTTGGGGCGACGGTTCACAATTGTTAGAATGGGAGTTTAACCGTGATATTGTACGCCGTATTGCGGCGATGTTGAAAGCGGAGGGAATAAAGTTTGAAATTTTGGTACCGGAGGACAACGACGTATCATTATCGGAACGTTGCCGCCGTGCTAACGTGATATATGACGATTGCGGGCAGAACGCCGTATTGTTCAGCATACACGGGAACGCCGGAGGCGGCACCGGATGGGAATGTTATACAAGCGTCGGCAAAACGAAAGCCGATGAAATTGCAACCGTCCTTTGTAATGAGGCAGAAAAGGAGTTTGCCCCGGATGGTTGGAAAATGCGTTTCGACCATTGCGACGGCGACCCGGACAAAGAAAGCCAATTTTATATTCTGAAACATACGGTTTGCCCGGCGGTATTATCTGAAAATTTCTTTTTTGATAATGAAAAGGATTGCCGTTTTATGATGAGCGACGACGGAAAAGAAAGGATTGCAAAGGTACATTTTGAAGCAATAAAGAAAATTGTATGAAAAAGTATTTGATTTGGGCGGCAATTGCGATGGTAGTTGCCGCCGTTGCAACAATATGGGTGCAACGAACGAAAATTGAAAAATTGACGGACGAACGGAACAGATACCGGGGAAATACAGAAACATTGTTGCAGGACGTCGAAACGTACAAAACAAAGGATAGTTTGAACGCCGCCAAAGTTGGAGTTTTGGAGCTGAAATTGTCAGAGTTTGAAAGATACCGGGCGAGCGATGCAGAATTAATAAAAAACCTGCAAACAAAGAACCGGGAATTGGAGGCGGTAACAACGGCGCAAATGGAAACAATAACCCAGTTACGGGGAACCGTCCGGGATAGTATTGTTTATTTACCCGGAGATACAACAAAAACGGTTCTGAAATGCGTTGATATTTCCGACCCGTGGTTTTCCTTAAACGGAATCACGACACCGGACGGAACGTTTTCCGGGACGTTTGTAAACCGTGACAGCATTTTAATTGTTGCGACCGTACAATATAAAAGGTTTCTTAATTTCCTTTGGAAAACAAACAAAGTAAAGAACCGGGAAATTGACATTATCAGCAAAAACCCACATACAAAAATTATCGGGGTTGAATATATTGAAATTGAAAAATGATTATCTTTGTATCGAAATAAATACTTTTATCCATAGAAAATAAAAAAAATATTGTTTTGCAGGATTAAGCCGGGTTTTTCCCGGCTTTTTTAGTTTTGCCCATTTTAGCCCCGTAGCGGGCTTTTCTTTCCCGGATGGATAAATTACACATTTCGCCCGAAAAAGTGGCTTAAATCGAAAATTCGACCAAAATAACTATCTTTTGAACCAAAAACAGAATTTTTTGCCATTTTCCGATAAAATAAAAAGAAATTCTTTTGGTAATTAAAATAAAGGTTGTATATTTGCATTGTCAAACAACAACGACGGGGCGTTTACCCCGAACAATTAAAAGAAAATCAAAATGGCAACAACAATTTACAACGGTTTATTATACACAACAAAAGAAATTAATCGCAATTTCCGCATTAAAATCAACGGTATTGTTGACGGTAAAAAGGTTAACAAGTTGGTAGGCGTTAAAGGATTGATTGAATTGATTGGCGTTGAAACGGCTAATAAGATGTTGCGCCGTGCATTTAATGGCACCGATGATAAAACCGTTTGCAAATTGCGCAGAGGAATAAAGATAAGTCTCTATGTTAAATAATATCCGACCGGGCGGGTTCCCGGAACCAAATACAAATTCGTATGAGTTCAGAAAAAAGAAACAAGTTAAGCGAGATTTTCAAATTGGCGTGGCAGTTCGTAAAACGCAATGGTTATAAACTTTCAGAGGCTTTAAAATGTGCATGGTTGAACATTAAGTTGAAAGCCGAAATGAAAAAACGAATTGTAAAATTCTACTTTCAGAAAATAGACGGTTCATTGCGTGAGGCATACGGAACCACAAACCCGGAAACAATCCCGGCAACAACCGGAACCCGGAAACCCGCCGACACGGTACAAACGTATTTCGATACAGAAAAGCAGGAATACAGATGTTTCAAAAAAGCTAATTTAATTCGTATTGCATAATCAACGCCGGGGATTTCCCCGGCAAAAAAACAAATGATATGAAAACAATAAACAACGTTGATGATTTAAGCGACGATTTGTGTTTATATTGTCCTTTGGATGATGGCGAAAAAGGAACCCACGGCGTCCCAAATGGATATATAAGTTGTGAGGGGCGTTGTTGCCAAGAAGCGTATGAAATGTATATTGAGGAATGGACGGAATAACAAATTGTATGGAAAGTATAATAATAAAAGAAATTGAAATGGTTGGAATTACCTATGCACGAAAGACAAAAAGCTATTTTGTAGACTTGTTTAATGCTGCAAAGCCCGTTAAAATTGTTCCGGCGGCTGATGTATTGGAGGATTACGAATTGGAATATATACAGCATGTAATTAAGCCGCAGCCTAAACAATGTTATCGAAATTCCCATTTACTTTGCGAGGCGTTCCCGGAACGGATTCTTTATTGTGAGGGAAAAACAAACGTCCCAATACCGATTGACCATGCGTTTAACAAGGTCGGCGACGCATATATTGACATAACATTTGAATTTGCGTTGCATGAAAACCCGTCAATATATGAGTACGTAACATTTGGCGAGTACGACGCAAAGACCATACGAAAAGCAGTATTGGAAACCGGATATTACGGCGAAATTTACAAATGGTTGTATTATCAGAGTAAGAAATAAAAAGACCCCCGGCGTCATAAATCAATATGCACCGGGGGAATTTTACGCAGTAACCGAGAGCGATATTTGGTTGATGCGGTACCACAAATATATATTGTTTGCCGTAAATTGCAAAACAACCCGCAAAAATAAATTTGAAATAAAAGTATTTATTTTTGGTAATTAAAGAAATGTTTGTACCTTTGCATTGAAGTTAAGCCCACGCACGGGGATAGTGCGAAATAATATGAATATCAGAAAAGACAAAGAATTGAACATTTTGGCGAAAGCAGCCGGAAAGAAAGCAACAGAAGTTGAAACAATCATTGTAAATCAATTAATCCAAAAGGAAATGATACAAGACGACCCGAAATTTTGGGGATGCACTTTGTTTGATAGTATCGAACGTGACGTTCCGGTTTCTGATGTTGTCGGCATTATCAAAGCAACCGGAATTTCGGTTGTACGTTCCGAACATTTGGACGCATTTCTGAATTTGGTATTGGTCGGAAAAGGAGATTGCCCGGTATGTGGCGGAGAAATGGAAGTTACCGACGCCGATTATAAATGTTGCGGCGGCGATGGGTATTTAACCCCGTATGAATACGAACCGATATTTGAGGAAAAAACCTGCAAACATTGCGGACACGTAGAATAATAACCATAAAAATAAACAATATGAAATTAAGAGTAAATGAAGCAATCGCCCGTTCCGAGGCGAACGGAAAAAAGGTATTGAAAAAGGATATTGCAGCCTGTTTATTTGAGGGCGCAAGCGAAAGCGCACAGCAGGTAAATATGACAAATCTTTGCAACGGGACAACCAAAAGGATTGTACCGGAATGGGTAGTAATAATTTGCGAAATGTGCGGTTGTTCCGCCGATTATCTGTTTGGAATGGAGGATTAAAACCATGAAAAAGAAGTTTATCGAAAAAATGGAAAAGATGGTTGATGTTTTCTTTTCCGATGCGTGGCAAGCAAAGGTTTTTGCAATGATATTTAGCATTTTCGGAGTAATATGTTTTATTGCCGGATTTTGGAATTATATCCATTTTTTTTTTTTCTGCAATGTGTGGATTAATGGTTTATGTATTGTTTAACGAATTAAAGAGCAAATAACATGAGAGCGAAAAAGAAACAGCCGGAAAACCCGGAAAAAAGTATTGCAAACACAATGGGTAACGCAGTAAATGCGGTTAAGAAGTTGGCGGAAGCAATGGGACAATTGCCCGCCGATAAATTCCCGGAAATAAACGATGAACAACAGATTGTCCCCGGATTGGATGCCGTCGAAATAGAACAGCCCGCCGGGGCTTTTGAAATTGTGCCGGGCATGACGGTTGAGGAAATGACAGCAATGTTTTTTGATGGTGCGTTGATTGAACCGCCGTATAAAGTATGGCAGCTAAACAGCAAAGGACACCGATATTATTACAAGTTTGACGACAACGGAACCCCGGAATTTTATCCGTCAGTTACAACAATTTTGTCCCAAACAATGCCACAATCGCCGTTTCTGATAAAATGGATTGCCGACAAAGGTATTGACGAGGCGGAACGATACAAAGCAGAACGGGCGGCGTATGGTACATTTATGCACGCCCAATTTGAGGAACTTATAATTAACCGGGTTTATGATTTGGACGGATTGAAAGCCAAATTGAAAGATTATATTGATAACAACAAATTGCCCGCCGATTTCATTTATTACGCTGATGATTTCAAAAAGGATATATTAGCATTTGCGCAATTTGTTTTGGATTATGACGTTAAACCGTTAGCCGTGGAAATTGCGTTGGTACACCCCGTTCATAATTACGCCGGAATGATTGATTTACCGTGTACGATGTTATCAAAGCCCGGTTCAAAAGAATACATAAACGCAATTGTGGATTTCAAAAGCGGGCGCAAAGGATTTTACGAAGAAGCGGAAATTCAGTTGCATTTATATGCGATGATGTGGAACGAAAATTTCCCGGATATTCCGATTGACCGTGTTTTCAATTTCAGCCCGAAAGATTGGCGAAAGAAACCGACGTACAATTTGAAAGACCAAACAGACAGCCCGAACGCAAAGAAAATCCCGTATCTTTTGGAGTTGGCAGCAATTGAGGACGAAAAACGGGATAATACATTTACGGCGGTTTCCGGGGAAATATCATTGGATAACGAACCGGATTTGACAAACAATATTGTTTCGCTGACGTTGGCGGAACTTGTTAAAAGCAAAGCCCCGGCGGAAAAGAAAAAGCCGGAACCGGAAAAAGCCGTTACCGTTGAGGATTTGAAGAAAGACCCGGAACCCGAACCACAGCCGGAACAGAATGTTATCAGTTGCGAAAAGTTTATTGATTTGATAAACAACGACGACGACAATTATTCATTATGCCAAACAACAGATATTGGGGACACATACGGAGTAAAATTGGTTGACGAGGGCTTTAATTTAGACCAATACAGATGGTACAGCATAGCAACCAATATTTATAAATGTTCTGACGGGTTTGTTAAAGTGACCGGAGCGTTTCAAAGTTTTTCAGAAATGCAGGGTTGGTCGGATATAGACGTACATTCAGAGGCGGAAAAATTGCAGGGAAAAGAATTGCAAGCGTTTGAATTGAGAATGAAAGCGTATGAAATAGAAAATGCCACGGAACAACAGCCGGAATCCGTGACAAAGAAAGATTTGTTGAATACTGAAATTGATATATAAAAGCAAGGGGCGGAAAGCCCGCCCCCGTATCTTTTTCGCCAACATGGGCGATAAGATGATGCAAAAGTAAAAAATAATTTATATATTTGCAATGGGGATAGGTCGGAGTAGCTACCGACCGAAAGGGTAAGCCAACAGCCCGTCCCCATTTCTAATTTGTTGGCAGTTCTTAAAAGTTGGCAATTATGGAAAATGAAATTTGGAAAGACATTCCCGGATATGATGGGTATTATCAAGTTAGTAGCTATGGTAATGTAAGGTCATTAGAAAGACCTTATACAATTTGTTCAAAAACTATTATATCAACAAAAAGCAAAATATTAAAACAAGGAATAGTAAAGGGATATTATAACGTTGAATTAAATGTTAATGGAGTTGCAAAAAAATTTTTTGTACATAGACTTGTGGCATTAGCATTTATTCCTAACATTAATAATTTGCCTTGCATTAATCATAAAGATGAAAATCCATTAAATAATAAAATGGAAAATCTTGAATGGTATACTATTGAATACAATTTGAAATATGGGACAAGGCAAGAACGAATTTCCAAAAATAGAAAAAGGAAGGTTTTACAATATTCCTCTGAAGGGGAATATATTGCAGAGTACGATGGGGCAATAGACGCTGAAAATGCTACTGGAATAAAAAGGCAAAATATAAGTAAAGTAATATTAGGAAAAAGACACACAGCCGGAGGATATATTGGGAAGAAAGGAGGCTCAAAATGAAAGGTAGAATAATGCGTAATGAACCAATAAATAGAATATCATTACCTATAATTGGGAAAATAAAAGTTGGCATAAAAGATGAAAAGGGATTGCCTAAAAGTATAGATTATTTTGTAAGCACCGGGAAATATGCAGGATTATTTAAGAAAGCATACGGAGAGAAGCCGCAAACAATACAAATAGTATTTGCCTATGATGAACCGGAAAAGTCATGCCGGGAAGAATATCAATATAGGGACGATGCGGGTAAATTGGTTGCATACGGCGACGGGGAAACGTTCTTTGTATGGAACGGAAAACAATATTGTCAATATAGTACAAAGGATTATCCCGATTTAATGGCAGACGTTGCGCAAAAACACCCAAACCGGGCTGTTAAGAATGGCGGCGACGGATGGATTGTAACGTTAACCGTAACTTTTATTGTTCCGTTGGTTCGTGGCGTTGGCGGGGTATGGCAATTCACGACAAAGGGTACGGCGTCAACAATACCCAATATCCGTGATACATTCGACGCCATATTGGAAGAAAAGAAGTTCGTCAAAGGAATTATCTTTGATATGAACGTACAATTTGCAGTTTCTCAAAAGCCCGGCGACCGTTCCCGTTATCCGGTTGTTACGATTGTTCCTAACGAAAGCGAGGGAAATTTGTTTGCGGTAAAAGAAGCATTTAAGCCCGTACAGTTGGTGGAACAGAAATAAAACACTATATTTGCGGCATGAAACAAACGACTACCACCGTTTGCAAGATATTTGCTAATATTAGCACAAAGCCCGTTTCCCGGTGTGTGGTAGCCCGGATCACGGGCTTTTTCATTCTATGAACGAAAGAAGTTATTTAATTTTAGATTTAGTACGTTCAAGGGTTTTAGATTTAAACCCAACGGAAAGCATTTTAGCGTCATGTCTCTTTGGTTTGTTGGCGCAAAATCCAATACAATACGCCGGGAAACCGTATTACATGGCAGACTATAAAAACGTATCTGTTTATTGCCCAATTTTGCCAAATAAGGTTGATACGTTAAGGCGGCTTTATAAGAATTTGGAAAATTTGGGATTGATTCAAATAATAAAGATTGACAACCACGTTTGTTTTACCCCGTCGCAAATGTTAAGAGATTGGGGAACCGTTTACAAATCCGTTGAAGCGGGAAAAAATCCCGTTGAAGCGGAAAAAAATCCCGTTGAAGCGGAAAAAAATCCCGTTGAAG